CGGTCTAGACGGCTGGCTACTGGTTCGTAATCGTCAAGGTTAAAGGCCACGGGCATACTCATTCGTGATGCGGTTTAACTCTGTCTCAATGCGCTGCAAAGCCTCTTTAAGCAGTTTTATCTCTTGTTCTTTGGCGTAAATCATGTCTGCCACGTCATCGTTGTGGGTGTACTCACTCATCTTTGCCTGCTTCTGGGTGAATAAACGAAACGTAAGCAATGTTGACTGGTGGCAAGGGATTAGTTTTGACTAACGCATCCCATTTCATTGTGTCTTCTTCCTTAATATTGAATTCTTCATCTAATATGCAAAGCAAATGACCCCGGATGTCAATAAATGTTTGTTCCTTATCCGTGTACTCACTCATCGTTGCCACCATTTTTTATTTTGAAGGAATTGCACACATTCTTCAGCTCTCAAACATCTTTCGTTCCAATAATCGACCCGTAAGCGCAATCTTTTAATTTCATTAGTGATTTCACAATCAAAACATAAATTGTCGTTTACGCAATCACAATTACCTAAAAGTTCAATGATTATGTCATTTTTCATCATCGACCAACTTTGCTGTGCTGAGGTACGACAGCCCTTTTGACGGCCCACTGCTATTGGTTGATGGGTGCCACTGATGCCTTATGGTTTCGGCAATGTTTGGCAGCGCGTGTAGTGCGCCCACTGCTTCCATGATCACGCTGGCTTCTTTGAACCTAAGTTCGAGCGCAAGCGTGTGGCTGATGTTGGTTAGTTTGGCGATTAGTTCACCAGTTGATGTTTCCATTGTTTCCTTTGTTTAGCAGTTGCGTTTCCATTTGACAACAAGCGTGTGTCTTGATTGGCAGATGAACCTTTGTAGGGACTTTTGACCCTTGAGACAACCCCAGCCCCACGGCCCTACGCGCCATACCTTACGCCCTGAGCGCTCGACATGCGACTTGAACGCAATGGCATCAGCCACCTTGACTTGCTGTTTAGGTGTTAAGCCTTTGGCTGAGTTGTAATTTGACCAAGTGCGGAAAGTCTGCCGGTGAATACCTAAGCCACCTGTGTAGGACTTTGTGCTGTGTAACCAGTTGCCACCAGTTTCACATTGCGCTAACTGATCGTAGTAAGCGTCAGGTAGTACGCCTTGATACTTGGCGTGGGCGTTACCAGCTGCACTTGCGTGGGCTGGTGTGGATAGGGCGAGGATTAGCGATAGTGCCATGAGTTTCTTAATCAACTCTCTCTACTTCTGTTGGCGGCCCCCATAAGTGCCAAGACTCTGCACGTGTGCAGACTTGGGTGTACTCAATCAGGCCTGTGGACAGGTCGGTAAAGACCTGCACCATGGTTTTCTTATCTTTAGACCTTAGGGCGATGTAGCCCCATGTGGGAATCATGGTCTGTTGGCCATCATTTTGAGGAACAGCCAGCAGGACACCCAGCCCATTATGAAACTGTAAATGAATTGGGTGTCGGTCATGCCCAGCCCCTAACCATGTCTAAACCTTCTTGGGTGATGCCACACACAATGCCCTGAGAGCCACTCAGGAGCGCTCTACGGATGCCTAAGTCTTGGATTAGTCCAATGGTGCGTAAGTCGCTGCAGCGCTTCCAGTAGCCCTTTATTTCGTGACCAGCAAGCGCGGCTCGAGCGCCTGCTTCTTCATCGGTCAGGCCAAGAGTTGCGTAGAAATACTGTTCCAGCAGAATTGCGCGGTGGGTGCCCACTCTGATGGGGCTGGCTTGGCGTGATGTTTCGGGGTCTGTTGCCCTGAATAGTGGTAGGTCGGTGTATGTCATGTTTCCTCTGACTTTCTGCTATTTGAGTAGCGGTGGTTACTTTACACAATTTAGAAAGTCGGTGGTGGATACCCAATGGAAACAAAGTACCCACCACCTAGCCCCAGCACTGCTCAAACAGTGTCTGGGAATCCTTTATGGCTTAGGAAGTGCGCGCCATGCAGCCTCTAGGGCTACGCCATCCTCAGCGTGGCCACCATTTGACTGTGGCGCTAGTTCTACATGAATCCAGCGCCCGTTTTTTGACCCACCATTGTCAGAATCAGTCCACAGTTTCCAGCCTGGCTTGCCGTTTCTGTTACAGCGCCAGCCCTGCCACGTGCCGTTAATAAGACCGCCGTAGTCGTGCACTTCTTCAATGCCAAGCTCTTTGTAATACTTGACAAACCACTGCATTGCTTGCACAGCTGCAGCGCGCCCCTCTTTTGTGTCTAAGAAACCAACGTCGCATGCTCGAGCAGTGCTGTGAACTGACATGCCTTGGCCTGATCGCATCTGCCTGACCACAAGCGTGCCTAGATTTGTAAAGCCCCATCTACGAGAACAGAGGTCAACAAACTTTTCGGTGCCAGCCATTTTGGCTGTTGCTGTTTTGTCGTAGCCGGTGTATTTCATGGCGCTGGTGGGTCTTTGGGTCGGTCTTTAAGGCCATTTCCTGCTAATACCCCCAAGAGCCCGCCTGTCAATGTGGCAAGCATGGGACTCAAGACAGACCAAGCCGCATCGTCATTGGGGCTGACTTCGAGCGGCTGGGTCACGAATAAAAGTCCAAATAGCAGAGCCAAGATAGAAGCAAGAAAAGCAATGGTTAAGCCGATTGCTACGACAAAGATAAGACGTGCTTTTATTTGTTCGTTGCTCAGTCTGTTTTCAGGTTTCATAAGCATTTTCCGCCTGTGCCGTATGGATGCGCTGGTGTTGTTGGGGTGATTGTTTCGGTCACGCCTCGTAGGGCTTTGTTTTTGGTTGGTGGGCAGTTGAGGCGTTCACGATCTGCACAGCTTGTGAGGGTTATGAGGGTGGCGCTAATCAGCAGTAGGCGTTTCATCTGTGCCTTCTTCTGTCCAGCCTGTAGCCAGTAGTTCTGCGTATTCTTCTTCGGTCATTTCCCGAACTTCATCATCTATTTGTATGTTTGGTCGTGTCATGTTTATGCCTTTCGGTATCCGTAAACAGTAATAGCGCCGCCTGTAAAAGTTCCGCTGTCAGGTAACAAAGTAAATGCGGTATAGGAAGTTGTGTTATTTAATCTTCCATTGCTTGTTCCCGCACTTGAACCACCGCCGTAAGCGGTGCTATTCATCATTGTTGCCACAGAGTTAAACGGATTATATAACTCAAATAAAGTTAAAATTGGGCCGCCGTTAGCGTTGGTTTTTTCGCCACCAATCCAAAACCAAGAAGTGTTAGTTGTTTGTGCGCCATTGACTGTGCCGCTTCCCCAGTCCATATAGGTAAGCACGGTCTGATATGTGCTGCTGACAGTAGACCCAAGTCTCAGACTGTGTTGCATATTCGCCGTGCTTGCCGTACCGCCTGTGTAAATAATTCTGTAATTGTCGTAAATGCTCGAAAAAGCACCACTTACCTCAACACTAGAAACGCCACTACCCACGGTCTGCGATTTCACCAGCACAAGTCCTGAGTTAGCCAAATACGTGTTCGTATCGGCAGCCGTCAGCACCTCACCCGTAGTAAAAGTCTTAATAGCCATAATCAATATCCTAACTTGTTGTAATCGAGCTGACCGAACACCGCATTGTTAAGGATCAGGTAGGCGTTGAGATCCGCGCCTGAAACATAATAGGTGTAAGTCGATGACTCAGGCGTTGCAGTCATAGATGCGCCCTCGATAACGCAGTTGTAGACGGTGCCTCGAAACGTGACGCTGACCTGAGTGCCGGGCAGACTGCCAAAGCCTGTTTCTACTCCATAGCCAGGGTAGTAGGCAGAGATCTGATCTAACTTAAAGACCTTCTGGGCTTCAGCAAGGCAACTAAAAGACAGCAGTGCGAAGTCTTGGTCTTTGTAATTGCTGAGCAGGTAGTTGGCAAAGTCTGTGGCTTGTGACGTGCTGGCGTTCAGGGTATTCATAACCAAAGTGCGGTAGTTGCCGCCAACTCCAGTATCCACAGTGACAGCGCTAAAGCCTTCAGGATCTACCGTGACCTGGGTGTAGAAGTTGTCGCCATAAGACCCAAAGTTCACAGAGTTGTACACCTGATTAGTGGAATTGTTAGCCACATCGCTGAAGTTAATGGTGCCAGCCTTTTGCTCAAAGGGTGTAGAGATTCTCATGTTGATGTCGTCAAAGTCCCACAGACGGCCATTGAGGGTGAGTAATACTTTGTTCAACCAGTCGCCCCATGTGCCTGTGACAGTTGTGCCGGCAAGTGGCTGGGTGTTGGTGACGGCAGTGTTCATTGGGATGCTGCTAGCACCACCGGCAATGTCTAACTGGTTGTAGAGGGTGTCTGCTGGCATTGCGTAACTTTCGCCCTGCTGACGGCCTGCCTGTGCAAAGACACCTTCAATGGACACTGTGAGCCTGTCTGCGTTGCCCACTCCACCCACGTATGGGATGCCGTACTCTATGACTGTGTTGCTGATGTAAGCAGAGGTCAGCACCATGCCAGTGGTTAGGTTTTCCACACGTATGTAGTTGCCAGGGATGAGGTAGGTCAGTGGGCTGGCGTATCCCGTTGGGTATCTAATCTCAATGGTGCCGGTACTGGCGTTGTACTGATCCAACTGGCGTTGTCTGCCTGTGTTCAGGCTGATGCTTTGCACATTGGTCAGCGGAATGAAGGTTGGGGCTAATCCTTCATAGGAGTAGGAGACTTGGTAATTCTGTGGCATCAGTAGTTATTGCTTACCTTGATTGGCACTGAGCCGTTCTGTCTCATGTAGGTGCGCAAGGCATTGACTACTGCGTTAGGGTCGCCGCCATTGACGTTGATAGTTACGCCACCACCACCGCCAAAACCAAATTCGCTCATGCGATCAAGAGGAATTATCGCCTCAGGCCCAGCCTCACCAGCTGTTATCGTCGTTGCCTTCGTCACAACACCACCAGAAGCCATCAGGGTGCCAAGGCCACCAACGGAGAAACCTGACAAATCAATACCTGAAAAGTCAATACCAGATGGTGCAACGATGCCCATAGTTGCCTGTATGCCAGCAAGGAAAGACTTAGCGCTGTCCACGCCTGCTTGGTAATACTTGGCGGCTGACTTAGTAGCCATGTCCGTTGCCAGTTGTGTCATGGATGCTGTCAAGTCATTGGCTTTGAGAACACCATCAGCAGAGCCAAGGATCTCCTCAGCAATAGCAGTACCACCATCAACACCAGCAGCCAGCACCTGCTGAAGTGCAGCCTCATTAAGGTTGGCAGCCATAAGCCTGCTGACCAACTCGCCAAACTTCTTAGCCTTGTCAGCCTGTTTGTTCAGTGACTCAAAGAACGTCTGAGGCTTGGCCTGTGCAGCCGTCACTTCATCAGTGGCAACAGCAAGATCACCCAAAGCATCAGCAAGAATGACTGCATAGTCATCACGCTTAAAGAAGTTGTAGTCAGCCTGGGCTTTGTTCACTTTGGCTTGAGCCTCAGCCTGCCTTTGTAATGCCGTCTTAACATCAGCAGCATTGCCGGCAACTTCTGACTGTGCATCTGCAAAGTTAAAGCCAGCAGTGATCGCCTGCCCTACGCCCTTACCAAAAGAATCAAAAGCACCCTGAGCATCAGCAAGTTTGGCTGTCGCATCATCTAATTGTGCGTTCAGTTTGTCCTGTAATGCCTGGGCTGCTTCTTCTGTTTGACGCTTAAACTCAGCAGCGGCTTCTTTAGCCTTAGCCAAAGCGGCAGCGTGTTTCTTAGCAGCAGCAGCGGCTTTGTCTTTAGCGGCATTAGATTTGCCAGTTGCTTTTGTCTCATCCGCTGTGGCAACGGTCAGCCCTTTAAGGTTCTTAGTGACGTTGCTAGTTGGCTGTTGCAAGCGTTTGAGATAGTCGGCTTGCTCTTTCACTTTGTCATTGACAAGGCCAATGGTTCTGAGCAGTGGCCCAAGGGCTGGGGTGTTCTTGGCCACAATAGCAATGCCGGCACCGAGACGGCCTAGCCATGTTTTGGTTGAGGACTCTGCGCCTTGGCTTTTGGTTGTGAGATCCACTAAGACTGTGGCGTAATTGCCCAAGGTTGGCAGCACCTTATTGCCAACAGTTTCCTCAAGTTCGCCCAAAGCAATCTTCAGCGTGGTGACTTGACCCTCAAAAGTTTGGGCACTTTTAGTAGCAGCACCAGCAAAAGATTGGGCAAGGCCGCCAAGGACACCGTCGAGGTCTTTGGCTTTGACAGCGTTCTGATCAAGAGGAATACCCATTTTTTTAAGGGCTGTAAAGTTGCCAAGGGCTGCACGTGATAGCGCGGTAGTGACGCTTTCCAAATCACGGCCCGAGCCAGCCGACACATCCAGCCCAATTTTAAGCAGTTTCTGTGCTTGCGTCACATCGCCAGTAGCCCGAACAAGTTTGGATAGGGCTGGTCTAAGAGCATCATCAGCCGTAGCTGTTTGATACATGAGTGCCGTTACAGAATCCTCGACGGCAGCGACTTGAGACTTATTAGCGCCGACTGTGTTTTCAAGCGCAATCTTTAACTGCTCTTGGCTTTTTTGATCTTCTGCAGCTGCTTTAACAGCGCTAGTTAGTCCAGCAGTGACAGCACCGATAGCGGCGATGGCAGCAGGCCCACCCCAAGTTTTTAAGGCATAAGACGCTTTCTGCGTATTTGTCTCGAGCTGTGCAAAAGCCTTCTGGGCGCGCTTTATGCCCTTTTCGTCAAAAGCCGAGACGATGTTAAGAATTACGCTCATTGAATCCTCATAGCATTATTGGTTTGTTGCATCACTTTATTCACGAGTTCGGTCACTTGGCGATTTACATCTTGATATGCGGAATTGTAGGCGCGGTAAATAACACGTGAAGGCTGGCCATATTTAGCGGTCAGGTTTTCAGACAATTGCCCTTCTGCTGCCATGTCAAAGATTGTGGCTTGAGGCCCAGCCCAACGCACACCAAACACACCAAGGTTTTGGCGATAACCGGTAAAAGAATCACGGACTTGTTTGCCACTTGTAAAAGCTTTCAGGTTCTTTTTTACTCGGGCGTCTGACCAGCTCATAATGTCAGCGCCTGACTTGCCTTTCCATGATCGCGCCATGCCCGACAATGGTGCACCGCTAGGCAGTAACGCCTCAGCCTTGGTAATTACTGGTTTGACAATCTGCTTAAAGTCACGGGTAATTTGTCGCCTGAGTTTTGGGTCAATGCGGTTAAGTTCTTTCAGCGCCTCTTTTAGGCCTAGAACTTCGATACCGACATTTGCGCTCATTGCTTTTTCCGACTTTCATTAATCATTTTGATGACTGTCGAGAGGTCGTCAGTTGTGAACTCTATCTCACGTGGCCAAAAGCCTGTGGCAATAAGCACCCCCGCTAGAGAATGTCGGTAGGTGCCTCGGAGAAAGGGCGGTCGGTGTCCTCACTCACTATTTCAAGGCTGACCAATTTCTTAATAAAGTCGTCAAAGACAATGGGCACCACAATGCCGTGAGTCTGGCAAGCAGCCCAGCACAAGAACGCTAGATCCTCTATGCCAATGCCGTTAGCCATCTCTGACGCTTTGGTCTTAAACTTGCGTTCCCACTGGGTCACACACCAAAGGTTGGTGGTTACTGTAAATGGGCCATCACCCATGTCTGCGCGGAGCTCTAATTTCATGTCGGGTTTCCCTTGTTTGGTTTGTTATGCAACAGCGGCGGCGTAAGTGCCACCCTTGAATGTAAGCGAAATACTTGAAAGTTCGCCAAGTGCTGCGTCAATTACTGGCAGTGCCTCAAGGTATGTGCCGGTCAAAGTAAACGATGGGTTCGTTGCACCGACAGCTGATGACGTTGGCTTCATCACGACTGTGGTTGCTGTGCCGACCAGTGCTGCCAAGGTGGCGTAGGTCTCACTGGCTGCATAAGACATAAACAATTCAACTGTGAGCTCATGGTCTCCGAGACCTGCAACATAAACACGAGAAGTGCCACCAAAAGCGGTGCTTTCAAGAGCGTCATATTTGACAGTGAGAGTTGCTGATGTGCATTGATCTGATAGATCAACTGAATTGACAGTGAGTGATGGGTTGGAAAGGTAAGTGCTGGTAGCCATGTGATTTACTCCTCTGAGGATGTTTCTTCTGTTTTAGCAGATTTTGTGGGTGATTTGTCGGATTTAATAAAGCCGCCTTCAATGAGGGCTTCAATGTTGGTTTCTTCAGAAGGCTCGAACTTGTCGCCCGGTGTGCCAATTCTTGGACTAATGATTGTGTACATGATTTGCCTTACGCTGTCTGTGCCTGTACGGATACTACTAGGTCGTAACAAGGATATTCTGCACCACCAATGAGGTAGGCAGTTGGCTGGCCGTTCATCACTATCACATTGCTTGAGATAACTTGTGCTGTGGTGCTGAGCAGCTGCCGTAGCACTGGCAGGTTGGCTGGGCCTGAGCCAAGCACCTTTATGGGAAACGTAACGTTAAGGATGTTGCCGTTGCCTGCAAAGGTTGTGAAAGATGGCGCGTCAATAAAAACACAGTTAGGCACAATTTTGGTGGGGTCGGTTACTACCCTCAGCCCAGAGACTGTGGCTATCTTTGCTGCCACATCGTCTATGGCCTCGTTAAGCAGGTCTGTAAAGGCCACTACGCCACCTGAGGGCGTGAGATGCCCAAGAGCTGCTTAATCATCGGAGTCATCGCTGAGACGCTTGCAGAGCCCATTCCGTCGAATGTGGCAAAGGTATCTTGAACAGAGCCACGGCTGCGCCACAGGGCCGCCGCATACATCAAGACGCCCAAAGTGACGTCACCACCCGGCGAAGTTCCGAGCGCGTCACCCGTGTAACCAGCCTCTTGCCTGCGTCGCCAGCAAAAAGCGTTCGCTGCTGAAACTGACTGTGTGATGAGTGTCCAGTCATCGCTTGGGTCTGTAATGTCGATGCCCAAATATGTTTCAAGTTGTGCAGCTGTGATCCATGTGCAGACTTGCGTGTAGGTAATTGTGCCAGTGGCTGATGCTATGCGTTCAACGTTTGTGCCGGTGCATTTATACAACACTTGGTTGGGGATGCTGATATTGCTGTCGAATATCAAATCACCTTCGGAGTTTGTGCCTATGTACTCATATTGGGGGAGTGCATAGACAACAAACGTTCCGTTAAAGGGTGTAGCAACGCTGGCCACAGTGATGGATTGCCCCACCTCTATCTCAGTGTCGGTCAGTGTTTGTAGCACTGCATAGTTATCTAGCAGTTGCTTGAAAGTGACTGTGTATGTAGCCATGGCGGCTCACCGCCTTTCGGGCTAGGCCTGAGTGATTTTGCGAATCATTCCCGGAATGGCTGCAAAGGTTGAAACGTATCCGTGGAAGCTCATCAAACGACCGAGTACTGCTGGCTGTTCAACTGACATAAGTCCACGGATGGATTCATATGCCTCGTAAGCGTCGCCTGCACCTTGACCAATTCGAGTAATGACCATGGTCTTGGCAGCAAAGTTGCTGTCCACTACAAGCTGCAAACCAAGTGGGTTGCCGTTCCATGACGCTGCTGATGCATTGCCAAGGGCGTTTTGACCGGTAAGGCCTGCACCGATGAATGGGAACACTGGGCGACCAGTGCTGTCTGCAAGTTGTCCGAGCTGGCCCCATACGTCTGGCGATACCAGCATGTGTGTTGGTGTCCAGTTACGGCCATTAGAAATATCTACGGCTGAGTCGTACACGCTCTTGAGAAGGTCAGCGACTGACAAGTCCCACACACCAGATGATGTTGCAGCGGCAAGCAAGTTGTCAGCTACAAGGTTGTCTGATGCGATCATGTATTCACCCATGAGGTCATTCAAGATCAACTGCATTGCAGCTGGGCTTGTGAAGTCAATGTCCTGCACTGACAGTGTGACCTGTCCAGCCAAGGTTGTCTTGCTGATTGAGTTGCTAGCAATGACCATCGTGGTGGCTGATGCTGCTGAAAGTTCACTCTGTGACGCAACGCTTGTGTGAGTTGTAATCGTAGGACGCACGAATGTCTTTGACTGTCCGCTGTCTGGATATGCGCGCATGCCGACTGCTTCAGCGACAGGACGCAAGAAGTTTAGATCCTGTACCAATGGCCCAAGCACTGGCACTGGCAGAAGTCCCGGTGTATCAGTGGTGAGGACGTCACCAGCTGCTGCTTGCAATGCTGTGCGCTTTGAAGCTGAATACTCAGCTACTGCTGCGTTCATGTTTTTAAATGTGTCGCCACCAATGTGGTATGCGGCCATAAATTCACCAGCTGATGGCAAAACAAATTCGCGCTTAGCTGATGCAAAGATTGGTGCTGTAGGGATAGCTGCTGCTTCTACTACTTCTGGTGTTTCTGCTGGTTGCATTTCTTCCGTCTCCTCGACTTCTGGGTTATCTGGATTATTGTCGGTTTCGTCGGGGTTTTGGTGGATACTTGCCGCCACCTGAGTGATGCTAGCACTAGCGCCAAAGGCTCCGTGGGAAACTAGCGATAATTCTGTCCAAGCTGCTTTTTCAATAAGCATGACGCCAGCCTCGTTATAACTAAATTCCAAGGGTGAAATCCCAACCGAAACCTGATCATAAACATTCTCAAGGGCAAGTTGTAGTGATTCCTCGCCGAGAACGGTTTTAGCTACTCGAGCCTGAAACAGCATCCCGTCTGGCGTGTCCTCACGGGCAATGACAGTGCCAATGGCCTTGTCAGATTGGTGTCCTACAAAAAGCTTGGGGTTAGGGCCATCAACTGGCAGCGCACCCGGTGAAAGCATTATTTCTGTTCCGTCGCTGACTGTTGCCACCACGTTGTATGGGGCAGCGATGCCGGTGATGGTGCGGCTGGGTGTGCCGTCTGGGGCGGCAGCGTCAATGGTTACTGATGTTGCATTAAAGCGGATCATGCTAGGGACTCCTGTGTATTTTGTTGTGGTAGGTCTTGGTTGCTCATTTGGTCGGCCGCGTAATTTTCAATTAGGTAATCCGATGTATCAAATTCAACATAGGTGCCTCTTGGAAGAACATTATTTTGGCTGAGGGTGGACGATATGCAATCAGCGTAAGCTTTTACGCCAAAGATGTAAAGGTCAGCACGAGCCTGATCAGAAGATTGATAGGAATATGAGCCGGTGGAAACACCCACCAAATATGGCGGCACGTTCGTCAAACGGGCACATTCCAAAGCCTGATAGTTAGCTGCATCAATCAAAAGCATTTTGTCCGGTGTTGCTGTTGTCTCGGTGTAACTCAAAAACTCATTCAGCGCTGCTGTCTGGTTAGTTGCTCGTGCAGCATTAAACGCTGACGCCAAATCGGCAAGTTCAGCAGCAGATAATGGCTCGCCACCAGTTTGTTTCAAAACACCAGCAGGTATTGACGATTCCGCATTGCGGTAACGCGCTGCTTCAAGTTTTAGGGCTGTTGCTACGGTCTGCTCTGACATATACACAATGCCTTGAATAGGGCTGAGGAACTGCACTAAATCTTTGGGGTCAATCATGTTGCCTTGGAAATAAACCTCTTGAGATGGGCCATACCAGACAGGCCCAGCCTGATCAGTAGTGCTTACTGAGCCTGCTGGCAGGCGTGTAAATGTCGCTGGAAAGCCATCTTGTGTACGGCTGGTGATGTACCAAAATGCGCGACCAAAAAAGAACAAGTCGTCAAATGTCCACGCCATAAGAAAGTTGTAAGTAACACCCGGGTCTGGTTGGCGTATCCATGATCGAGGTGCGATATATACCTCTTCCATTTCTGCATTGGTTTCGTTCCAGCGTTCGTTATACATCTGCAATGGCATACAGCCAATAACAGACGCCATCAGGTCACGAGCACGTGAAATGGTGGCGACGCTCATGGCTCGGTTACGCGCTTCACCTTCGTAATACGTGTAGTACTGGCCGATCATGTTTACACCAGCAGAGTTTGGTGTGTAGCCACCAGCAGCAGCTGCTTTGGCCGTTGGCTCTGTGGGGCTAATTGCTGCTTTGGTAACACGATTAAATAGGGCCATGATGGAAGTATGCCACTTTCAGTATGAGAATTGTGGTACTGCCCTGCTCATCCCGACAACGCCCAGAGCAATACCGCCGTTAGTTTAACGCCCCACGATAACCATCATGGGTTTTGTCTTTTGCTTTGGTTTTGACACCTGAGCCACTGACCAAATCATGCACCTGCATAGTTCTATTGGCCCGGGTGAACGCTGGCTGCTGACCACAGCCCCAGATGGGGTTTTGACCAAAACGGCTCTAGAAACATGATCAGCCAGCAGACTTTCGCCGTGGTGCTTGACTTTGCCTTCGTGGATCATTGAACGAACAAGACTTGTAAAGCGTGTCAGTTCTGCATAGCCAGTAATGGTGGTGCGCCTGCGCAATGCCAATGGCACGTGGATTTCTAGCGTCGGTGTAATTAGCAGCTGCACTTCTGTGTTTTCCATCACTCTTTCTATGGCTGTCCACATGTCGGCTTCTGTCTCAACCACAAATTCGGTCTGCACTATTACTGTGCCGTCAATCTCGACAGCCCTTACGCCACAATAACGAGCGTCATCCACAGAACTATCCACAGACAAAATGCCACCTTCTGGCATAGCAATATCTGTTTGGTTTTTTTCCCAAATTCCCAAATCGAGCCACGCCCCCCTCGCCGTAATCCACTGGTTTAGGTGGGCACGCATGAAGCTGTCTTTTTTGGACACGGCCCGTAAAGCGTCAATAGTAATCGTGGTACCCAAACTTGGGTTAGCCCAGTAATAGTTCTTTTCGTCAAGTGGAGACAAGTGGCTAGGCATTGACCACTCGGCGAAATAGAAAAGGCTTGGGATGTTTTTGTCAATATCAGCCATGGCTTGCTGGCGTAACTTGATCATGGTTTCACTGTTCTGATCACCGGCAGTACTCCACATAGACAGCAGCGGAGACTTGCGCGCAATCTGGCTAGGGCGTAGCGCTGTGTCCACGACTTCAGCATCTATGTCAAATAACTCATCGCACACAATGAGATCGTGAGAGCCACCATGCAGGCTTTTAGTGGCTGCACGTATTTCCCAGCGTGAACCGTCCGGCATTTCAACAGACTTACGGCCAATGGCAGCCAACTTTTTACCGCCAAAGGATTCACAGAGAATGTTGGCAAGCAAAGGAAATATGGCTTCGGCGCGGTCAAGTTTGTTGGCAACACTCATCACAGACTGAGGGCCACCACGGATAATTGGGCCTTCTGTCATCCACCAACCAATAAGCGCCTGCAACGCAACTGACTTACCGTTCTGTCGCGCCGTACTCACCAACGACTCACGAAACTGCAACGCACCATCCTGATCATGAGCAAGTTGCCCGGACAACGCATGAACCTGCCACGGCATCAACGTAATCCCCATATGACGCTCAGCCCACCCAGCCACAAAAGGCCCATAACTTTCGGCCCCAACACCAACCGACTCCAATCTGGGCTGCTCCCTGCCAATGCGCCAATCATGCTCCTCATCATCGCCAGTTACCGCCAGTTCAGGCTGATTCTCCAAAAAGATGGACGAGAT